TTCGCAGGACTTAGGCCCATCAGCACATTTTTCAGCCCAAGAAAGGGTTGCGCGCCATAGGGGCTCCATGTTCTGTTCAGCGGCGTGCAGCAGGTAGTACTGTAGTTGCCCACATCCCTCTGCTATAGGCTTACGAATAATGTCCTCAAACCGAGTTTCAGAGTTATTAATCAGGGCTATCCTGGCACCTGTACTTTCTTTAGGGGCTGTTGGTTTTGTGCCTTTTAGTCCGGTTGTGTCTGTTGGTAGCTCAGCTATAGGTGTGTGCTGTTGAAGTAACTCCTTGATTTTATTGAAGTCAAATATACTTCCTGTTTGCACAATATCCACAGAGTGCGCTGGGCGGTATTGCAGGCCACCTTTTAAACCATGATTTGTAGTGCCCGGTACGCGCAATATGCGTACAGAGTCAGCCGGAACCGCCTCGTCAATAATCAAACCCTGGTCAATACAGAGCTTTTTAAAAGCATCAGCTACAGGCTGCCACAGGGCCACAGGAACGTCTTCAGTAAATGGCCAGTATGCATGTACCCCGCCCCCTGAATCGTTGAGCCACGGCAATCCTAGTGAGTCCATTCCGGTAGTTTTCAGAAATTCTTGCAGTGCAACAACAGCATCAACTTTAGTCAGGTACCCTTTACCGTCTTTTGCCTTATTCTGGCCACAGTCTAAATCTAAAAATAAGGAACGTAGTGCAACTACGTTAGGCTTAGTGCGCTTACCTTTTACTTTGAATGATGCCAGGGCGAAGTAAATATCATGCTTCCATGGATATGTAGCATCCAGCATGCCTATTACGGTGTCTTTGAAAGCGTGCTTGGGTTTAGCAGGAGATACAGAATTGTTCAGTTCAACAGCGCAATAGACACCAGAAACTGGCAGCAATGCCGTTAGGAATTCGAGCGGTTCCATGGAAAGTCCTTGATTTAATTAAAGAACCGCTCTTTGGCGGTATTGTACGCATCATCCGCAGAATCGGAAGCCATGGTAATCTCCACAAGCTCCTTCACCCGATCTCTGTAAGCGTTAGTAACTGTACCACCAAACATCCAGTTATAAACTGTTTGTCGTGTTGCTCCGAGTAATTCAGAAATACGCATGACTGACAAATCTAAATGTATCGCCCAGCGCCCTAACTTAGCCCCCAGATTTTGTCCAGCATATTTAACACGCAGTTTAGTTTTTTTTGAATAGGCCATTTTTGTTCCCAGAAAAACCGGGGGCGTAACTGCCCCCGTTATAGATATTATCTATTCCATTTGCCGACAACATCTTTCAGCGCATTTTCCTTACTAACATCTACAGGTGCTTCAGGTGCTGTTCTGCGTACTACAGGCTCGTCTATTGGGGGCTCTGTTTGTACAGGTGCTTCTGCTTTGGCAGGGCGACCACGACGCTTAACAGGGGGTTCACCTGCTTCAACTTTAGGCTCTGCTTTCGGTGCTTGCGGTTTTGGCGATTCAAACTCCGCGTTACTGGTTGGTGTTTCTTTAACGCCATCACGTTGGGCCACAGTCATGGTAACAGCAGCCAATGCATCAGCACTTTTGCCAGCTTGCAGAACTTGCGCATACTCTTCATCAGAAACGTAGTCCATGGCCTTGAAGAACAGCTTGGGGCTGGCTTCCTTGGTATCGAAGCGCATACGGGTGATGACTTGATTGGGGTCAACATTGTTAGCTGCCAGCCATTGAGCATAGGCTTGCAATGGGCGGTTATCGCCTTCTTCTTTGCCAAAAATAGACTTGGCAGGAACAACAACTTGTAGTACGTCACCAGCAATATCATTGGCCAGAACTACAGCCATACGTTTTTGATACCGGCATGCTTTAGTTTCCCCAGTGCCTGAACCAGCAATGTTTTGTGGGCAAGAGGCACAATCATTGCACTGTTGCTTAGTTGCTTTCGGGTCAGGTTTATCTCCGTCTTGCGACCAGCACAAAGGCGCAACAATATGGTCTTCATCAAATGTACCTTCGTAAAAAATACGACTGATCTTAGGCGCTGCCGCAACAATAACTACATCAAGATAGCGTTCATCAATAGCTGCTAATTCTTTGCCGCCTGAAATCAAGCGAAATACACCCCCCTTAATTGATACGCGCTTCCCATACCCACCTGCGCCACCAGCTAAGGCAGTTGACAGTTCCGATGGTGCAGTGCGGTTCTTAACAAAGTCCGGTACGTTGGCCTTTGGGTTGAATTGAATTACATTAGTGTTCATGCTTTATTTCCTTAAGTAGGTTTACGTACAGATATTTCATACTTGGATTCCGAATTCAGTCCGGGTGGGATTACTCCGGGATTGTCTTCCAGAAACGTCTTTAGATTGGTCTGAGCAATACGGCGTTCAAATAGCGAAGTAGCCCTATGCTCTACTACAAACTTATCAAACTCTTCCCAATCATTAGTGAAGTACCGCGTCTTTTGCAGCAAAGATACCGTGCCCTGTGCCGTTTTTAGGGATTTCAAACCGGCCTCAAGCATATACCCTTTCAGTGCACTTGAAACAACATCTTGTTCTGATTCAAGATTTCCTAATTCTGCTTCAAAACTTTTAGTTAGCTCTTCTTTTGCGGAACGTATGTTCCTGTATGCCTGTACCAGCGCATCTATCTTTAGTTGGTCCATTGTTTTTCCTTGTGGTTATTATGTCTATCTTTATACACCTGTTTTAATCATCATGCAACTCCTCTTCGTAAAGTTTAACGAGTCCATCATGCAACTCCTCACGGTCTGCCAGCCGCCTAAACATCCTGCGTTCAATATCACTGCTTTGCAATAGCACCACAGTAACTTTGTCGCTACTTTGCCCAAATCTATCTGCACGTGCAATACATTGAATGTATGTTTCCAATGACATAACCGGGCCCCAGAAAACCACAGTATCAGCAGCAGTCAACGTAACTCCATGCGATGCGGCTTGAGGCTGGATAATCAACACTTTCAAATCCTGCTCTTCTTGGAACCGTTTAAAAATCTCAGTGCGTTTAGTTACAGAAACATCACCGTGTATCAATGCACACCCTATCTTTTCCTTAATTAAAAACTCTTCAATAAACGATATGCTGTGCCGGTATGGAACAAATATTAAAATCTTCCGGCTCGTTTCTTCAATCACTTCCATAAGCACATTAAGACGTGGCTTGCAGTCAAACTGGAGCGTTTCATGAGTATCTGTATACGCACCCCCGCTACTAATCTGCAGTAACTTATTAACCCCAGCAGCAGCATTTACTGCGGTAATAGTCTCACCTGCTGCACTCACCAGCATGTTATCTTTTAGCAGCTTGTAGTATTTCTTTTGCTGCGGTGTCATTTCCACATCTCGTGTCTCTGTAAGCACAGGAGGCAAGTCCAGGCATTCTGCCTTGGTATGGCGTATAGCAGGCTGTAGCGCATCAAACACGCGCTGATTAGCCCCAGGTTTAGGCACCCACTTATACATGGATATTTTATTCATAACCATATCGCGCCATGCAGAAACATACTTAGGTATCGCATTGGGATTTATAAGCTTGGCCAGTCCATAAGCTTGTTCAGGAGACTGTGCCGCTGGCGTTCCTGTCATCATCCACAGCATAGTGGACGGATGCGCTTTCATTATCATGTTAAGATTCTTCCAGCGTGTAGTAGCCGTATTTTGATAATGTGACGCTTCATCAGCGATAATTAAATCAAACGTGCCATCGCGGATAATTTCATCTTTGATAATGTTCAAGCCGTCATAGTTAGTAATTACTATTTCGTAGTTTTTTCTCACCAGTTCCACACGTTTACTTCCATCTGTGTGATATGCAACTACTGCACTCCTATGAATTATACTCTTTGTAATATCCCCCATCCATGCAGAGCGCATAATAGACAGCGGGCAAATAACAAGCACACGGCGCACTTCGCCTTTATCCATTAAGTAATCTGCAGCCCATAATGTAGCTACCGTTTTTCCTGTATTACCGGAAGCAAACACACACCCATTCCTTCTAAACACTAAAAAAGAAGTTGGCACGGTAAAACAATATTTAAACCCGTCAGTAGATGGTTTTTCAAATACGGTAGGTTTTGTTTTATTTTTTAGTGCGAGCGCTATTTGTTCCGATGCTCGCACTGTTACTATGTAGCATGGGGTTTTTCTATGCGAATCTATCGTAATGCGCGCTATTTTTCCAATAGAAGAAAACATAAACTGTACAAAATCAGCGCTATTTTTATTTGTGCTAAAAAACTGGGAGCCTTTAGCACCAGCACGAACACAGCCATCCCACATAAAAACTTCAGAACGGAGTACTTCAAGTTGTGTTGCAGATACCCCCCAAAAATAAGAACCAAACTCTTTCGTTTTAATCGGGGCATTAAATCTAAATATATGGAATCCTTTAGCTGTAGCTGTGTTTTGTTTTCTTACTATATACTCAATACCTGCTGCCTTTAAAATACTATGCATTCTAGCAACTTTTCGATCTTTTTTAAGACGAACAGTACACCAATTTGTATTGCTTTTACTAAAATGCCCATCAGCTATAACAGCTACTTGTACACGCAGCTCTGCATCAGATAAAGCTACTCCAATACTTCCGCCCCACTGAAATGCTGCAGGTATAGCCATATGGCCAAAACCCGGAATCCCTCCAATTAGTCTGCGACTTCTTTTTATTTTTGCATGAAAATCATTATGAGCTTCATACACTTCCTGCGCTGTAAGTACATCAAATAATTTTGGGTTGGCATCACTCAACAATATCATTCTATGCTCTGGGGATAGCATTTGATCTATGCCGTACTTAGTTTTTATGTGCAGCATAGCTGCACATGGTTTTTTAATATAGTCCGTAGGATGTACAAATTCTATGTGCCCAGTACCCGCATGGTACTGTGCTACTTCCCCAGAAGTATATTCAGATATTCTTCTCCACCCAGTCGGTGAAAGGTATTCAGTATCTGAATCAACGCAACCAGCTTCACTCAACACAAAAGCTTTGCGGTTCATTGTAAGAAATGACGCTGTATCAATTTGGTGCTGCATAGGTTTGTATTTACCGGGCCAAGCATATTCTTTTTGTATTGGCGATGGCGTGTTTAAGAACCCCATATTTTTTAGTACTCGTGCTTCATCCAGTCCCCAATGCACAGCAATTTCATGCATACCGAATTTATCCCTGCCAAGATCTTGGCTCTTGGGGATGATACTAAATTTCTGCGGGTCCTTAGTTTTTAATACAAGAACTTTGTTTGCAAATATTTCCATTTATTCAACTATCCTTACACGCTCTTCGTAATCAACTATAACCTTCTCCATGCGATTCCTGAACATTAATCTGCATGCCACACCGCAGTGGAAATCATTCAAGCTATCTACACCTACCCATGAGTCTCCAAACGCTGCTCTCCACAAATCTTCTGCCACTGTAAACGGTATTTGAAACGCTTCTCCTTCTAGCATCTGGGGAGTACAAGGCCGTATTTGGTTCGCCGCTGCATTATTTTGCAGTTGTGCTTGACTAAACCCTGATGGTGCTAAGGGCCATACAGGCGTTGCTGCATTAGCCACTGGAGCATTACCGCTCCCTCCACCTACTAACTTTTTAAAAATACTATTCATAGCAAACTTCGTTTTCAACGTTCATAAACTATTCCACCTTTTTCTTCTTCGGTTTATTTATTTTTACTGTGTGGTCTGGGTTTCTCGTAAATGATCTGTTCTTACTAGGGTCTTCCACCTGCAGGTTGCTATCAGCATTTGTGCCGCCTTTCGATATAGGCTTCTTATGGTCAATATCTTTGCCTTTTCTATCCACGCCTTCCTTATCCAGCTTATATCTAGCACGCGCACGTTCAGCGCGAGCTGGCTTTTCATCTCGTTTTTTCTGTTGCTCCCACTCAAGCTTAAATGGACGTGGCTTATTAACGTATGGCATGATAGTTCCTCAGTTAGCTCTTCCATTATAAATACAGTCCAAAACGGGGCAGAACTTTTTACAAAGACCTGATTGTTGCTCATGCCACACCCCGGCTTCATTGGCATCCAGAATATTCCCAAACCTTTCTTTGTACCGCTCCCAGTGTTTTGGCATTTCGCTGCGAGCCATGCGCGACTTAACTATGTCGTTCTTTAGCAAGTAAATCAATGCAGAGCTGACAAATTCAATTTCAGGATACACAGTCATTACCATGATGCTCATTAATTCAAGCTGGCTTTTATCTGGGTACTTATTGCTTCCCGTTTTCCAGTCTACTACCCAAGCATGCTTATTTTCGTGATCGAGAATCAGTAAATCAACAACGCCCCTGACCCACACTTTTTTATCAAACCAATCAACAACTCCAAGATTCGCATCCAGGGCCATTTTTAGTTCTGCTTTTTTTTCCCCTTGCCTAAATATCGTGGCATCCACAACATCTTTTACAAAAACAAACTCAGGTGGGAAATGCTTCTGCAACTCCACATATTCTTCAATAGCCTTATGCATATTATTGCCATATATGGATTGCTCGTTTTCTTCAAAAGGATATTTCTTAAGCACCCGTGTTTCATGATATTTACGAGGGCAGCTTTCAAAATCGCGTAAAGATGAATGAGAAAAAGATTTAATCATGCTGCCCTCTTTTTAGTATTTTAAACTGTAAATTGCGTTATTAAACAGCTTTGCAAATCTTGTAACAAACTTCTCATCAAACGCAAGAGCTTTAAGTCCCATTTCATACAACACACCGTGTGTTAATTCATGCACCAGTGTTTCGTCCATTCGTTTTGCGCTTGGCATTTTTCCTGATTTTCGGTCCAATGTGGACAGGCGAATCTCCCTGTCCTGGTAATAAATCCTTCCGAAGTACGATCTGGATTTTACCGTCTTGAAAATGAAGCGTTTCCTGTTTATTAAAACTGTTTTTGGTAATTTCACGCTCTCTCCTTGAGATTTCTCTGTTGATGTACCAGATTGCTTTTTTTAAGTCTTGAATTTCATCCCCACCTTCTTTGAGCCCCGCACGCCAAATATATTTCATAGCATTACCCAAACAAAAGTTCATATGCTCGGCCACTTCAATACACTCCACCCCGGACTTACTTGAACAATAATGCTTGGGACTATTAACAACATCGTTCATTTTGCATCTCCATATCGTTTAGCCCAACTCACATCACATGCTAATGGAATCCCCGGCATGAATATAGGGTCTTCTGTTAATGCTTCTTTTACAGCTTGTGCTGCATCTTCCACATCTTCTTCATCAGTCAGCACAACCAACTCGTCATGCACAGTTAACAAAATATCTCCCCAAAAACTTATCTTCAACATGGCATCAGTCATTACAATGCGAGCCACAGCACTCACACAATTTTCCGTAATTTTACCAGCATATACTTTAGTTACATTAGAACCTTCGCCATACTGCCATTCTTTCTCTTCCACATCCCATTTAAGATTAGGATAGCGCAAAAACATCCCGTTGGGAAGGCGTATTTTTTCCTTGGAAAACTCAAGGCATTTGTAGGTAAAAGGCTTGCCATTACCGCTTAAAACACCCTCAAGTGCACTTGTACACATATTCCAAAAAGCTACCGTCTCCTGGCTAGATCCACGGTACAAATCAATTATCTTCTTTGCTGCAATACAGTGTACAAGGATTTCATTATCTGTACATACACGAGGGATCTCCAGCGCCCGTTTAAAGAATGGCTCATAACTTATAAAAGCATCAGCTTCATCCTGAGTAACGCCTAATAACTTTGCATCTTCTACTGTATACATTACCGGAGGAGCCCCTAAGAACCCTGCTAAAAGTTGTTGTGAAAATGACCGCCAGCCTAATTGGTAATTTGCACCTATTAAAGCCGACTTCGCACTTTGTCTTAAAAGAGGGTGTGAGTCCTTAGTCATCCCAGGAATTCCGAACATACGAGCACCAAACGCAGCATACGGGTCTGCACCGGACTTAAAGATTTCCAGTAGTTCAGTATTGCCGGATAAGTACGCTAATACACGTGGTTCAATCTGCGATAAGTCCCCCACCACTAACAAGCTACCCTCTGGGGCCATAATTGCTTTACGCAGTTTGCTGTTACGTTTCAAGTTCTGAAGATTTATACTAGCCCCTTTAGCCGCAGCCCATCGCCCTGTATGCGCGCCGTAATAAGATAACGGGACAGGGAGCGCACCCCTGGAAGAAATATCCAGGAACCTTTGCGAGCGCGTCCGTTCGAGCGTGCTTTTAACTGCGAGACGCGCCTCACAAAGAAGCGCAGCCTCCTCATTGTCACCATTGAGGAGCGACTGAAAGACGGCATCTGTCTTCGCAAAGGCCCATGCTTCTTTGCCTGTTTGTTTACTGATCTTTTTGGGCGGCACCAAATTCCCGATCTGTGAAAGTTTTTCTGCAAACCTTTCGCTACT